ATTTGTAACCATATCTCTAACCATTTTTGAATGTAGTAAAAAGCCCATTTACGATTTCCAATATCTTATTCTGTAACTTGTTGTTGCAAATGCTTCCCAAGTGCATTCTTTCCATTTACATTTCCAATATTGCTCAAAATGTTTACGAGTGGATGGAATCATTTTCCACCCACAAGGACACATAGGTGTATTGTACTTTCTATTATGTAACCATTTACGTATCACTAAAATTTACCTTCTGCAACCTGCCATGTATTCAAACCTAGTGATCTCCACATCTTTACAACTTTATCTCTGTCATCCACCACTAGATATACATCTTTGATATCTTCTATGAACTCATCCAACATAGCCTTCTTCAACTTTTCATCTGGCATATATCTCATATCAGGTGTAGCTGGATTAGACTCTGCTACAGGCCATGTCCTACCTTGAAACTTATCAGGTCTCATAACCAATAGATCAAATGGTACATCATTCCATTCTAACCATTCAACTGTTTTTTCATACATCCTATCATTACGGCCCGAAAATATAAGTATTTCAAAACCCTCTGCTCTGAACATCTGAGCTAATTTGATAACTGGCTGATTAGGTTCATCAAAAGCAATATGGGCTGGATTGAAAAACTCATCCCAATTGATTTTACCATTCGCTTTTGTTGCGTGTTCTTTTCTTCTATCTATTATGGCTAGTGTACCATCAAGATCAAATATAACTGTATTCTTATTCATTACTTTTGTAAAAATTTCTTGTTCATTGTTTTTGCAACAGGTAAAACAGAAGTTACATCGATAAACTCTGCATCTTCACCGTACATTTTTTTGAAAGTAGTCTTTTCACCACTTGTATCATACCTACTACTAATGAAGTAACTAAGAACCTTAACTCCACGATTTCTAATTTCTTTTACCATTTGAGAAGTATGATTTACTGCAGTATCCCAATTGTAGTCAATGTCTTTGTTACTAAACATAGGCATACCATCAGAAAAGTTTAAGAAGTAAGAATCTTTATCATTACTAGATGGTTCAATTTCTTTCATGATAGCCTCAAAACATAAACCTTCTGGTGTAGTACCTGATGGACGAATTAAGTGAAATAGATTTTTAATCTTACCAATCTTATCAGTACGACTATCGTAAGCAATCATCATTAGTGGGTAAGTCTGACCACTTCTACCATGATGTGCAGTGCTGTGAGTACTTCTATAGGATATTACCAGATCAACATTATTTATCATCGAACATGCTTTGGCAATAGCAACAACTGCAGTTTGAGTATTTTTCCATTTATCACCCATCATTGAACCACTAGCATCAACTGAAATGTGTAGAAACGCATCTGAATACTGTTCTACAAAAGTAGTTTGAAAAACTCTATCATTACCAAAACCTAGTTCTGCAATTAATCTCTTGTCAATACGACCACTATCCAAGCGAGTCCATTTTGTATCACGAGATTCACCACGAACTTGAAGTTTCCTACCTAGAATAGTTCCCATTACTAATCCTTTGTCTACACATGGCTTGTATTCTTCATTACACCATCTGTATTTTGGATTTTCAATCATGTGAAATGTATCAGACTCTGCAAGTGCCTTATCAAATTTTCTAACTAGTAAAACTTTAGTTGGTGTTTTTTTACCATAATACTTGTCAACAAGTCCTTTTGCAACATCAACGTAACTCATTCCAGCTGCATCAACTGCATTTATAGATGTCTTATCTTTCTTAGATAATTTCTTTTTCTGAATATCACCTCTCATAAATTTGTCTTGTTTTCTGATAGCATTTTCAAGTTGTCTTTTTTGAGCAGGTGTTAGTTCAATCTTTTCCTTACCTTCACCATTCTCAGCAGATTCACCACCTTCTTTTTTAGAAGATCCATTGGTATTTTCACTTTCTTCACGATCTTCTTTTTCTTCATTATCACTAGGATTTACTAATTGAACATCTAAGTTTTTAACAATAATATCAAAAACTTTCAATGCAATATTAAATGCTTCTGAAGTAGATTTTAAGGATTTTACGTTACTAAATATAAGAGAGTGTATTTCTTTCAGACCAGGTAATGCATTTAGATCCGTATTCTTATTAGTAAGATTGATAATTCTAAAAATATATGAATCCCAATTTAAATCTGTATGTTCATCTGATTGAAGAGCCTTGTCAATAATTCTAGAGTGAAAATACTTATCATACATTGAATGGTAGTAACCTTTGTATCCAGGTGAATTTGAGAATACGAAGTAATCAATTCTCCTATCTTCTACATAGTTAAGTAGGTTTTTGATTTTAACATCAACATCAAAATCGTCCCAGCCAAATACTTTAGATTTGTTATAATACTCTTTTGGAACATTATTAGATAATTGTTTTAGAAAATCAAAATCTGAAAGTTTGATATGAGAACCTTCATGAAGGGCCAAACCAACAGTTGAATCAAATAGTTTGTCATCTAACTTTGCAGATATAGTTACTGCCTTTCCATCGGTATAACTATCTCCATGAGAGTTAAAAGTAACTTTGATCTTTGGATCACCAGTAACAATTGAAACAAAGTTACTGATTGCTCTACGATAAGATGCAAGTGCTATTAGATCAACACCTTTTCTTTTAGGTTCATCTTCATCAAATATTGATGTAGTATTATCCCAATCATTGTCTAACCAAAAAGAAGAATAGTTATTAGTAACATTCTTAGCAGAATACTTTTCTCTAAGAGCCATAGGGTTAAAATTTTTGAGTTTTGAGTTCATTGTTTTTTCCTTAATTTTCATACCTTAATATAAGGCTTTTTTTGTATATAAGTCAAGTCTTTTTTTCATTTTTTTTAAATAAAAACGGCTCCGTATTTTCTAAGTTTAAAGAATAGTGGAAACTGAAAATTAGAGCCGTTTTCGTTTTGGATAGATATGATAATTAAGTAACCAATCAACAATAATATATATGTATATAAATCTTGAAAACGTATTTTTTTTTGAATTTTTTTTATCATACACTATATATGTACAATAACTGTACCAAAGCAAATTATTTGACATTTTGACAAATTGTCTGATATTTTGTCACTATCACTATCATCATTTTGTCACATTTTTTTTATCTTTGCTTTTATCTGAACTATGTAACCATCAATTTTTTTTGTATCTAAACCATTCTTAATCATTACATCTCTTTTGTTTACTAACTTACCATATGCCTTTTGTAAGTCCAAAAGCGATAACCCCTTCATACTTCTACGATAGTACAACAGCTGTAATGCTTCATCTTCTGCTTCTGCTCCACGTACACCTGCTACTTGAGTTACTTTCTCTACTTCATATCCAGCATCTACTACATCTTCAATTTCATTCCATACGGTATTTTCCCACATAGCGTCTAAATCTAACTCAACATCTGTAGTGTCACTATAACTTAATTGGATGTTCAGAAAGAAAAAAAGTATTGGGATTATATTGGTAATACCAGATTTC